TCCCCCTGAAGGAGAGGGATTACACTTTTACGACTTTCCTTACATAGAAGATGCAAAGGCGTTTAAAACCGATTATAGAGCAGTTCTAGACGGTCTGGAAATTAATCAAAATCAGATTGATGCATTAATTATTGAAGCAAATTATGCATTTAAACTTAACATGTATATGTTTGATGAACTTCAAGGAGATGCGAAAAAAGGACTACTTAAAGTTCTTTGGGGAGCGATTACTGGAAAATGAAAGGAAATATAGCTAATTTGTATCCAACTCCAATATATTGGGTGGAGAAGTTGGATAATTTTGATCAAATTCAGAATGAAATTGATGAAGCCGTAAAAAGCGTTGAATTTGAAATGAAAGGAGATTGGGGTGCAACTCATTATCTTTCAGATCCTACTTTCAAAGAGAATTTTATCATTTCAAACAGTTTAGATCATTTGAAAGATCAAATTGTCTATCATTTAAATCATTATATGAAAAGTATTCAATTTCCTCATACTAATGGATATATTGGAAGTTCATGGATTTCCTTATTCAAAAAAGGAAACTATGGGCATTGCCATCATCATGGTACTACTGATGTGTCTGGAGTATACTATTATAAAACTGATGGATCTGATGGCAGCATATATTTTGAAAATCCTACTCCTGCTATGACCTCATCATTTTGTTACAAAGCTTTGTGTGAAAGAGAACAAATAGTTCCTAGTGAAGGTATGCTTGCTTTATTTCCTGGTTGGTTGATGCATGGTATAACGACAAATCAGACAAATCATGATAGAATGAGTTTATCATTTAACATAGTGTTTGATAGAAACGAGAGTAATTATTAATTATGAAATTTCAAGCATACGATCATGGGTTTCCATTCATCATTGTAGATGACTATTTTGATGAAGAAGAGTTCAAATTATTATGGAATGAGGTCGATAATCTGTATAAAGAGGACATTTTCTTGGATCCAGTCGACTCTTATAGTGCTTATGATGCGAATGGATTCCTAAAAAACAATAAATGCATCCATTTAGACGAATATTATGCTAAAAAACGACAAAAAAGCGATATTTTACACATAAATCGCAAAATTTTTCAGGAAAACCTCTTAGAAAGGTCAGAAAATTGGTTTTTTAAGAATTTTATCAAAACTTGCGACTATGATTCCACATTATTATCATATTACGAAGGTGACAATTATTATAGAGCACATTCAGATGCAGCAATGGTTACTGGACTATATTGGTTCTATAAAGAGCCTAAAGAGTTTCGTGGAGGGGAGTTTTTATTCCCTGATTATAAGATTGATATTGAAGTAGCTAACAATAGACTGTTATTGTTCCCATCATTCATTAAACATCAGGTTATGGAAGTATTCTTAGATCCAAAATTTACAGATCAAAATATGGGTAGATGGTGTATGACACAATTTTTAGATTCTAAGTCAATGTGCGACATAGAATCATCAAAAGAGAGAAAGGATATAGAAAAAATGCGAGTGAGAAAGGAGCAAATAGATAAAGATGTAAAAAGTGTTCTCTTTAACAGATAAATAATAAAGACGTATACGTCTTTATTGATGAGTGATCCCATTATATTCAAAAGTATTGTACCAAGAGGCAGCTCTGTAGGACCTACTCCAGAGGAAATGGAAGCAGCTTATGATAAAACGTATGGAAAAGGTGTAGCAAATAGACCTGTTGATATGTCTGAAGAATTCCGTAAGAATGGTTGGGAACACTGTAAATATTTAATTACAGACCCAAGAAGTGATCAATATCTTAAAAACAAGGAAGGTGAATAGTGGCATTAAAACCAATAACAGGAGCTGAATTAACTAAAAATAAATCTAGACATTTTGCTGATGTAAATATCACATTTGCTAAGAATAGGTTTACTGATGATTGTTCAAAGGTAACAAATGCAAATTCAATCAAACAATCTATCAAAAATCTAGTTTTAACCAGACCAGGGGAAAAATTATTTCAGAGTAATGTTGGTAGTGGAGTATATCAAAGACTCTTTGAACAGTTAGATCCCTTTACACTTGATACAATACAAGGTGACATCATAAATACCATTAACCAATATGAATCTAGAGTGCAACTTCTGAGTTGCAAATTAACTCCATTTTATTCTGCAGGTAAAGTTTCCGTAGCCGTTAAGTATAAGGTTGTTGGATTACCCGTTGTAGAATCCATATCATTCGTATTACAGAGACCTAGTTAAATGCAACCGAATAAGTTAACAGCATTAGACTTTGAAGATATCAAAGCTTCTATAAAATCATATCTGAGAACAAGAGATGAGTTTACAGATTATGATTTTAATGGATCTACATTATCTTATCTTGTAGATGTTTTATCATATAACAGTTATTATTCGGCATTTATGTCTAATATGGCAATGAATGAGGTATTCTTACCTTCATCTACAGTTAGGGATAATGTTGTTAATATTGCTAAACTATTAAATTATGTCCCTAGATCAACGACATGTTCTAAAGCATGTGTAAAACTGGAAGTTCAGACATCTCAAACAAATCAGGCATATCCTAGTTCTGTTACTTTGAAAAGGGGTCCTGTTGCAAGAGGTAGTAATTATATTTGGAATATTTTAGAAGATATTACTGTAGAAGTTGATACTGTAACTGGTAAAGCATTATTTTCTGCTGTTACTATTAATGAAGGGTCTATAATCAATTTTTCATACACTGTTAATACTTTCCAGACTCAAGAATATAAAATTCCTTCTGAGGATGCTGATATGGAGACTTTGAGGGTTACAGTTAAAGCAAACGAGTCTTCTACTACTTCAGACCTCTATAACAGGGTAGAAACCGTTACCAACCTAACTGGTAACACACGTAGTTATTTCCTCTCTGAAGGCGAGGATATGCGGTATCAGGTAAGATTTGGTGATGATAGTATTGGTAGAAAGTTGAAAGATGGTGAGATTATAAATTTTGAGTACTTAACTTGTTCTGGAAAAGAAGCAAATGAAGTAACTGGTTTTGGTTATATTGGAACTATGGAAGATAGTAATAATATAACAATTTCCAACTCTGATATCATTCTTAATACTAAGCAACGTTCTCAAATGGGTGATGACCCAGAGACAGTAGAATCTATTAAGTATATGGCTCCAAGATTCTATGCTTCTCAGTATAGAGCAGTAACAGCACAAGATTATGCTGTTATTACTAAAAATCTTTATTCTAACGCTGAGTCTGTTGTTGCTTATGGTGGAGATTCTTTAACACCTCCAATATACGGTAAAGTATACGTTGCTGTTAAAACTAAGACTGGATCTCTTCTAAATGATCAATCTAAGAAAGATTTACAGACAAAACTAAGATCATATTCAATGGCATCTATAGATCCTGTTGTTATTGATCCAGATGAGCTTTATATCTATCCTAAAGTCTTTGTGCTTTATGATACTGGTGTAACTAGTAATACTTCTGATATTAAGACGAATATTCAGAATGCTATTAATGATTGGGCTACTCAAACACAAATTAATAACTTTAACTCTACATTTAGAAACCAGCAGTTCCAAAAAGCAATTGCTTTAGCAGATAAAGCGGTTAGTGACGTTTCTGTTCAAACTTCTCTTCTAAAATATGTTAGAGCTGATGCAGACCAGACAAATACATATTGTATTTCTACTGGTGGTGCTCTTTATAATAGTGCTCCTAGTAATACAGATGGGGCATGTACTAAAGAACCAGTTATACTTTCTGGAAACTTTAGGACTGCTGACAGACCTGGTATTGATCAGTTATTTGAAGATGATGGATTTGGTAAATTGAAAACATTCTATAATACTGGAAATAAGAAAGTATACACTAATAATTCTGCTGGTAGTATCAATTATGATACTGGAGAAATATGTCTTGGTCCTATTAATATTGTTGGTGCAGGTGAAAATGTTCCTGATGCTACAAATTTGGATTTAACTGATTCTGTAACAGGTGTTGGAACTGTTATTAACACCGATATATTAACTTCTCCGCTAAATCTTCCAGTACTCTTTATACCAGCCAATAACACGACAATTCCAGCGTCAACGCCTGGTACTATTATTAATGTAGTTAATCCTGAAGTAACGGTAGCACCAATTGGAACTATTCCACCTACCACTATCCCTCTAAATAGTTTGACACCACAAACATTTAACCAAACACCAACTTTGGTTGAGGTAACTCAGATTACTAATACAGGTGATCCAAACAGCTCGACTTGTTTCTAAAATTAGATGGCAAATACGAATAAGGTCTCTCAGTCAGTTAAATCATTAACTCCTGATTTTATTGAACAGGATTATCCCCTGTTTAATAAATTTATTGAGTATTATTATAGATCTCAAGAAAAGACTGGTCTAGGACAGAATATAGTTAATAATTTCCTCCAATATCTAGATATTGATAAACTAGATGTTGGAATTCTTGATGGTCAGACAAAGATTGTAGAATCAATCAATGCTACTGATGATAAGATAATTGTAGAGTCGGTTGATGATTTTTTAGAGAAGAATGGGTCATTATTAATTGGCGACGAAGTAATATATTACGAGAAAACAACACCTTCACCTAACATTGCGTTAAGTCCAGGTATTTCATATGAGCAGGTTCAGTTAAAATGGACTGGTCTTGCAAGTCCATTAGCACTTTTTGATGGTTCTAGGCAGAGATTTCCGTTAACATCACAAGATAATCCTATTGCTCCACCATCTGCACAGCATTTAATTGTTAAAGTATATGGTGAATTACAAGTACCTGTTTTAGATTTTACTGTAGATGGTACTGATATCGTCTTTACTGATGCTCCTAGAGCAAAGTTGGATGCTGATGATACATCTTCCACTACTGTAACATACATGAGTGGTTTTGTTGAGAGTCCTATAGTACAAATTGATAATATATCCAATAGTTTTGGTGATGATAAGAGACAATTCACTATTACTAGGAATAATGAGAGATATGAACCAGTTATTGATGAATACGTTTATGCAATATATGATAATCAACTTTTAATTCCAAAAGAAGAATTTTATATCGATCATGATCAATTTATATTTAAAAATCCACCTTTAAATGGTAGATATTTGGAATTATTTGCTGTTGAAGCACCAATTCCTTCTTTTGGTGCTGATGCTGTAGGATATGCTCGTATTGATAATGATGGAAGCCTTACAGGCATTTCTACAAATGTTAATGGTAATAACTATCGATATGAATATCCACCAAAAGTATCTGTCAATAGTTTAACAGGTAGTGGTGCTTCTGCAACAGCACTTGTTAATGGTGTTAAGGAAGTACAATTATTGGATGGTGGTAAAGGATATAGTGATTCAAACCCACCTACTGTTGTTGTTCAAGATCCAACAAAACCTGGTGCAAAAACTACAGAAATTAAGGCAACAGTTACTAATGGACAAGTTAGTGGTCTAGAGGTACTTAATTCTGGTAATGGTTATACTTTTACACCTAGATTGACTTTCCAACAGCCTGGTGGTGCAAAAATTGGAGTTCCATACATTGTTGGTGGTTCTATTAGTGGAACTATTCCAGTTTTAAATAAGGGATTTGGATATACAACAGTTCCTGAAATTTATGTTGATGAACCAACAGGTGAAGATGGTATCAAGGCTTCATTACAAGCAGTATTAGTAGATGGTCAAGTTCAAAGTATTAATGTTTTAAATTCTGGTCAGGGATATGAATCTGTACCTAGAGTGATGATTAAGGATCCTGTAGGTGCTCAAGTATTAGAAACAAGGGTTGATGGTGACGGAAGAGTTGTTTCTATTGAACTTTTAAGTGGTGGTAGTGGATATGATGATGTTCCTTCTGTATACATCTTAGATGATAGAACAGATGGGACTGGAGCATATGCTGGTGGTACTGGAGCTACTGCAGTAGCATCAATATTCAATGGTAGAATAATTGATATTAATATTGTTAATTTTGGTAGAGACTATAGTGCTACTGAACCTCCAACAATATTCATTCAAGATCCACCATCTGCAGAAGCATCTGCAACTGTGGGATTAAACCAAGTTACTGGATTTATTGTAAATCAGAATGGTTCTGGATATACTAAAGCACAATTTGAAGGATGTGCTAGGGCAGCAAGTGGTATTACTGCATATACTGAAGATGGTAACGCAGTTTTCACAAATGATACTACTGCAACTTCTGCAGCAGTTGATACTCCAGTAAAATGTTTAGATCAACTTTTTATTAAGAGACTTCTTGACAAATATACAGAACAATTTCTTCCAGATGTTCCAAGTCTTGATTATACAAAGATTGATGTAAGAAATGCTATAAAATCAATTAAAGATTTCTATGCATCTAAGGGTACATCTTTTAGTATTGCATATCTATTTAAATTACTATATGGTGAAACGGTAAGTATATCTTATCCTAAAGATCAAATTATTAAGCCATCTAATGCTACTTGGTCTATTGATACTATTCTTCGTGCATCTTTGGAGAGTGGTGATCCTATTAATATTAAGGATGGTCTTATAACTCAAGAAGCTGATATTGCTGATTCTAATGTTCAAAATGCAAGTGCACTTGTAGAAAACTTTATATCAATTAAAACCTCTGAATTAGAGATTTTTGAACTTGTATTATCAGAAGAGACTATTACAGGAACGTTTACAGTACCATATAAAACAAGATTAGGTGAGCCTTTATCTACAACTGATAGTATTATTACAGTTGACTCCACTATTGGTTGGCCAGAAAGAAACGGTGAATTTGTTATTGGTGGTACTGAAGTTGTACAATATAAGGAGAAATCATTAAACCAGTTTATTGAATGTACTCGTTCTGTTAATGGTATAGTTGAAGATTGGGATTCTGCTACTGAAGTAAAGTCTAATTTTAGAATTTATATCAATAAGGGTACTCTTCAAGAAGTTGTAATGAATATTGTTGGTATCGTTGATGCTCAACAAACAACTTTAACAGATACTGGATCTTACTATCTTCCTGGTGATAAATTAACAGTTTCTAAGTTAGGTGGTACTGGTGTTAATCCAGATTTAACAACTTGGTTATATAACGTCAAAAAACTAATTGAGGTTACAAGTATCACTTATGGTGGTGTTAACAATCAATCTGCTACTGTAACTTGTGCTAACCCTCATGGACTATTGGTTGGAGATCAAGTCACAATATATGGTGCTAACCCAATCATCTATAACGGATCTTCTCTTGTAACATCTAGAGATGGTGAGTATATTTTCCAATATAATTTACCACAACCTGCTACAGTTGAACCACAAGGTAATATTTTAGTATCTATTGACCTTAATAAGGGTAAGTCACTTAACACTGCTATCTTTAATGCTATTAGCCCCTATACTACAAACGTACAAAACTCATTCTTTAATGATCAATACGTTTATGTTGCTGCTACAGGTATTCCAAACTATGAAATTGG